TATTTGAAACCATCAGTTGTACCAGCAGTTACTGTAGCACTATCATCAACAATTACTCTAACACCCATATAAGTAGGAACACTTAAGCTACCCATTGAATCTGGAATGTAAACGATGTCATCATTTTTAACCATTTGAGCCATAACTGCACTATGTACAACCATTGCACCTAATTCAGAAGCAGCATCACCCATTGAGTATACAGCATCAGTAAATGCATCTCTATTGAATTTAGTAGAAGCAGATTGACCAGAAATTGAGTTACTAGCAACATCTTTTACCATATCTCCACTGTTGTTTACTTTATTAGAAGCAATAATACCTACTGTAGTAGCAAGTAATCTTTTTTGCCATTGTTTAGTCCAGTATGAACCAAATCTATTTCTAACTTGTCTGTTTGCATCTGAACCAGCTAATTCGCTTGTAAGATCTGCATTTGAGAACCATTGATTTAAGTAAGCAGCTCTACCAACTTGTTTTGCAGTAGCAAGTTTATTTGCAACAGCTAAATCTGCTGGATTGTCAGTACCTAAGTTTGGAACTATTCCAGACTCAATGTCTTTCCAAAATGGGATATTGAAAGTGTTTCCACCATCTACTGCAAGACTATCTAATAGTCCACTTCTTGTAACGATTCCACTTGTAAATACTGCTGTTTTTTCAGGAGAGTTTACTGCCTGATAAGACATATATATTTCTGGGATTATAACATCTGTTAATCTTGTTGCTGCCATATTAATTTACCTCTTTTTTTTTTATTATTTCAATCCAGCTAATTGTCTAAACAACGCAGGATCTTGTACAAATAAAGCTCTTCTTTGATCATCATTCAAGCCATCTAGACTTGTAACTTTGTTCGAAGGTTTGCCACCAGTAGCGGAACTTCCAGCTTTAGTTCTCTTTGTTTTAAAAAGAAAGCTAAGCTCTTCTGAATCCTTTAATTGATTATATCTATCAGCTAAAGACATTGGACTACCATCTGCATTTCTTATAGTAGTACCATCATTTGCTTTAAAGATAACTCTTCCATCCTCATCGAAACTAGCATTTTGTCTAACTTCATTTAGAACTATATCATAAGCTTTAGAACCTTCTGTTTCTTCTATTGCTCCTAAAGATGTTAATTGTTTCTCAATCTTGTATCCATTCAATGTTTCAGAATATTTACTAGCAATTGATTCTTTTTCAAGTTTTAACATTTCAACCATAGAAGAAAGATTCTTAATCTCACTCTTAGATACTTCATCAGACCCTGATTTAACTTTAGTTAGAAATCCATCTAATGCATCTTCAGTTAAATCTTCAACACCAAGTTTATGTTTAACAAGGCTTTTCAAATCATCTCTTTTTTGTACAGCTGTTCGCATATCTTTTTCTAGAAAAGAAAGTCTTTCAACATTTCCTTTGTAAGATTCTTTTACGCTATTTACTGCACCAATTAACTCATCGTTATTGCTTTCTAAAGCAAACTTTTCTAATACTTCTAAAGACATCCATCTTTCTCCAATCATTCATTTATTTAATGGAATCCACCATTACTAATAAAAGTATAACATAAAAAAGAAATTACTTAATTATATTAGCTTTCTTATTAGCACTAACTGTATTGTTATCCATAGCAGTAACTGTTGCATCTGGAGCTACTTTTGGCTTAGGTAAAAATTTATCTTTATTTATTCTTTCAATTTCATCTCTAACAGATCCAATATCTATAACTTCATATTTAGCAAGTGAAGCTATAAATGTTTCAGCAGATAATGTTCCACCTAAATATACTTCCCATAATAATCTAAGGTCTTGATTGTTTCCAGTTACAGCATTAAAGTCTTTATTTACAATTATTCCAGCTGTTGGATCTATTTCTGTATTAGCAATATCAGCTAGGTAGCTAAGCATTTTATTTAAAGCTTGTTCTACTGATTGTGCTATTACTGTAACTCTATTTGCACTTTCTGCTGCTTCGTAGAATGATTGAGTAGCTGTTTTGATAGTTGTAGTGTCACTTGTGGCAGCTCTTATTATTCCAGAAGTAATATCTTCCTCTATAACACTTAAGTCTTCTTGTAGCTTATCTATTGATGATCCAGATAGCTCTCTCCATTGGAAATCACATTCATCTTTTGTACCTTGAAATAAGAATGCTTCATCAGCACCAACAACAAATACTGGTTTAGTTCCAGATCCAACAGACTCATCTATTCCTATTCCCCAAATTAAAGGTACTGGAGTAGCAGCCATATCTAAATACTTATCTTTGATAGAACTTCTATTCATATGCTTAATAGTCATTTTAGCTACATCATATAATGGTGGAACATCACTTAGATCTATAGCAATAATTGGAATATAGTCATACTCTGTAATAATAGTATCTATAAGTACAATAGCAGAATTTACTTCTCTATATATATCAACATTTCCATTTTCTTTATAAACTCTATATTGATTAACATATTCAACACCAAATTCACCACTTGGCTCTTCAACTGCTTCTTGAACAATTATTCTAGTATATCTTCCGTTGCTATCTTTATTCCAGTTTATTACTTGGCTTCTATCATATATAACAGCATAAGGCAATCCAGTTCCATCAACAGAACTATCTACGGCAATAAATGCTTTACCACTTACAACAACACTTGTAGTTAAATCTCTTGCAAATTTATTTATGTTATTAGTTCTATCTACAGAATCTAATATCTCAATCATTGCATCATTAAGTCCAGTTGTTTCTATATGCTTTCTATATATCATTCCAACAAATGCTTCAGTTGCTCTTTTTACAAAGTTCTTTAATGTTGCATTTTCAAGTCTTGTGTTATAACTTAAATCACTTTCTCTTTCAAGCTTATATAAATGTCTTTTAGCAGTATCAATACCTTCATAAATATCTTTACACTTTGCAATTTGTTGCATATATGCTAGATATTCTGGATGCTTAAAGCTAACACTATCGCTTGACTGTGTCATTATACTCATAATTGTTTCCTTTTATTTTTTCTAAATTATATCAGAATCTCATTCTTGTGGTAACGCCAGTAGGTCTTGCAACAGCAAATTTTCTATGGCAAACATATCCAAGTGCATCAAGCATATGATCTACATTGTTTGACTTTCTTGGATTTCCATTATCATCATAGGCTTGTTCATTTAGATTATCAGTTAAGTTTTTACATATATTTGTATTTACTTTTAGTCTTCTTTCACCTTTTGAATTACAGAACAAAGTATTAACTGTAACAATCCTATCTCTTACTGGTGGATTCTTCATAGGTGCATTAATTGTAAATCCAGCTTCCCTAAGCAAACTAATATCTGATTTGCTTGCATCAACTGTTTTTCTACTATTACCAGAAGCATCTGGGAATACAGTTATTAATCTTCCATCGTATCTTGTTCTTATTTCTAATGCCATACTTGGCGTATCTCTTTTATCACATATTTCATCTACTATAAATATATCTTTTCCTCTAACTACCATACATACTGCTGACATATGACCAACATTGAAATCCAGCCCTATATATACTGGTTCATTTTCAGATGTAAGCATAGCATTGGTATGATTTTTTTCCATATCAAAATCTATATATACTTGTCCAGATTCAAGGTTTACAAATTGTCCATTCAGATATGCTTTAATAAGTTCTGGAGGATATGATGATTCTAGATTACTAATATAATCTTCTGGAAGGAATGGATTATCATATGTACTACCTTGTATCAATTCATAATCGCTGAAACCTTTTTCTCTAATATTTTCATTCCTTTGTTTGTACCATCTTTTGTATACAAACCTATATCCCTCTGGTGTAGTATAAACACTAACTGTATTTTTAGATCCATTAGGTATTCTTTTTCTATTCCTAGATATTATCTTCATCCAAGCTTCTTCTGCTTTATCTTCTGGAAGAGTATCAAGCTCATCACAATGACTATGATGTACTTCGTATCCAATAATCCTACTTGGATTCTCTAACGACCTAAAAATGATAGTTCCTACATTTTCAACAGTAAGTATACCCTCTGACTTATTTAGCTTATACATCAACCCTGTATTGCCTAGAATCTCTTCAAATCTTGTATACATAATCTTTTTAATAAGATCGACTGTTGGCTCATATATTGCTATGTATGCATTAGGTATTTCAAATAATTGCTTTAGTGCTTTCATAACTAAACTTTCTGACTTACCAGCTCCAAATCCGCATACTAAGGCTGGATATGTAGATTTACTGTTGATTATGGCTAACTGATGCTTCAAAACCTCTCGTTGTAGAACACCACCCATTATTCTATTACCCTATGTTTACTATATTTTAATTCAATATCTTCGTTTGCAAAGTTCCAGTCTTTCCATTTAGTAGACACTAAATCATTTATCCTATTTCTTACTGTCATTGGAGCACATTTATAGAATTTAGCAGCAGAATTTATACTATAAAACTCTTTTCCATCTAATATTACAGTTCTTGGTGTTCCGCCTTTAGCTATTTCTATCCTAGACTCTCTAAGTAAAGCTTCAGTGTTCTTTGGATCACTATATTGTTCTAAAGATACCATTGATAACAACAAATCTATTACATTAGATACACTAGATATACCATTCATCTGCTTTATAACAAGCAAAGCATTCTTAGTATCTTTTTGAATCCATATTGTTTCCCTAGCATCAGCTAATCTTCTTTTATTTTGACTGTTTGCTATCTTCTGCATAATAGAAACTGGTATCATCTTCAAAGTATTGTTCATATTTGTCCTTTTTTGATATAATAATACCATAAAAATAAAATAGGATAGAAAAAATGGAAGAATTAACACCAGAAGAGATATTTAAACAGGACAATATATTATTAGCTAGTAAGCTTAAATCACTTGTGCATTCAGCTATTGATAGAGCCAATGAGATGGTTATTGGATCTGAAAGAATAGAAGAAGTATACACTGCAGTTAAGATAGCTGAAGTAGCTGGAAAGATGACTGGCATAGTACAAGAAAAGCAAACAATCAATATGCAGATAAATCAAATATCTGGGTTTACATTTATAGAAGTAGACAAGCAAAGAATAATACAAGAACGGGAAACAAATCAAATGATACAAGATTCTGATATTGTTGGATCTTTAGCTTAGTTAAAGAATATATCAGTATAATTCTTCACTCATTTAATATACGTTTATGTGATTTCATATATTAAGTGATAACAATTTATGGTTGCCGACATAAATTAACTATAAAAGATTTTAGCTATGTCTTTTATAATAGATAGATTCTCTCAAATAAATCTTCTGGCTTGAGATTTTTTTGTTTTGATAGTTTCATTCAATGTTTACACTCCTTTGACAGATAAACTAAGGTTATAGAGTTTTCATTTTCTCTATGACCTTTTTTTATGCCTTTTAAAAAGCGGTATATATAAAATTAAACAACTATCTAACTTGGATCTATACATTAAATGTACTACCTTTATATAGTTGTGTTTAAGATTGGTTTAAGGTTTGTTTAAAATGTATCGGGAGTTTATAAGTGGTCAAGCTTACCTAAAAAATTCTTATTTGACTGTATACCCCCTTATATATATAGACAAAATTCTTTTTTATTTATTTATTTATTCTTTTTTATTTATTTATTTATTTTTTAATCTTTTTTAAAATCTTTTAATTGTTTAAGCTTATTTGAAGAAATGTTCATATATAGTGTCGGTCTAAATTTATTGAATAAGGAAACAAACAAAATGAAAACTATTACATTAATCACTACTTTAATCATCGGGGCTATAACTTTTGGTACTGATAACTACTCTATTATTGAAGGCTTATCTTTAATAATAATACCTACAATCTGTTACTTATTTGAT